GTATCAGCACTTAATCCATAATGTTGTTGCCACTCTGCATAAGTTTTTTCTGTAAGAGCACCAAAACCTAAGTATTCACATAGTTCATATTCCATTGCCTTTAAATCATCAACATCTCCTGGCATTTCAAATTCAAACATTGGAAAGATAATATCATGTCTTCCGGGTATTGCATTAGGCTCTTGCCTATAACTCGTGCTGACACAAAAAAAGCCCTGGCTATCGGGCTTGCATAGTAATTCATGTTCTAACCACATCTGGCCTGTTTGCGGTAGTGGCCAAACATTGCCTGCATAGTTGTAAGTTGCTACATTGAATGGATCTTCACATGCGGCTAGTATTGACAGTCTGTTTTGTGTATGGACTTCTAGGAATCCTTTACTCAAAAAAAAGGACCTTAAAAGGCCAACTGTGTCTGTAAATTTTTGTGGGTTTATTAATTGCGTCATTTCTTTTTCCTTTTGTAAGTCAAAAAAATATAGTCCAGTCAAAAAAAAGGAGACTACATTTTTGTATCAGTCTATTTATACAATCGTTGTAAAAAGCAAGACACTTTACTTTGTGTCCTGCTTTCTAAAACTTTATGCATAATCCATAGTACGGTTCTTATTAAAAAATCCATACAATAGTAAACATATACCAATTATAATTGCAATAGGTAATACTGGGTGTTGTATAAACGTAGGATTATTAAAGATATAGTTTGTGCTTAGTAAACTAAAATCTCCACCTAATGCCGTTGATACTGCAACAATATCATCATAAAAGAATACGTTGCTTAACTGTAGATAAGATCCTTCAATACGAGGGAATAAGATATAACTCATAAGTAGGGCAGGTCTACTAAACTTACCATACTTAGCTATCATACCAATAATACCAAATACTACTAGCATACTTAAATCTTCATATACACTTGCATAGAATCTACTTGCCAAAACTGCCCAGATAGTTAATGCCAACATCGGAGGAATCCAATATAATGGATTGATGTAAACAATTTTGCAACACCATCTTGCGAATACCAACATTAGTACACCTGCAAAGAACGTTCCAAACATGTAGCCACCCAATAGATGATCCATAAACTGTGTATCATCCATAATAAATGGACTACCAACTTCAAAGCCTACATATAACCATAAGGCCATTAACAATGCAAACACTTTGCCGCCTGGAATACCAAACATAATAGTAGGCAATAAGCCTCCCATCTTGCCGGCGTTGTTGGCGCCTTCAGGTCCAATAACACCTTTGATGTTACCAGTTCCAAACTTAACTTTTTCTTTCTTGTTAATTGCCACTGTTGCACTATAACTTGTCCAGTCACCAATACCACCACCTGTACCAGGCAGGATACCGACAACAAAACCAATGCACCCACCCATAAGGGCTAGATACTTGTGTTTCCAGACTGCTAGTATTCCGTCCCACGTTTGTTGATTGTGTTCCTTACGAGAAATCCTAGCAACTTCATACTTAGTTGTTAGTGCTTCATATAATTCAGGAAGGGCAAATAACCCTGCCGCCACAATAACTACTGGAACACCATCTTCAAGATATGCCCAGCCACCTGTGTTACGAACTTCTCCCATCATGCCATAACCAATAGATCCGATAAACAAACCTACTGCAATAGCAATTAGACTTCTGCCTGTATTCTGTGTAGTAACAACTGAAATTAAACAGAAGGCTACTAATATTAGTCCAGCTATTTCCGGTACACCAACATAATCTGCTATCGCTCCATAAAAAGGAATAATAGCCATGCCCAGGGCACCAAACAATAAACCATTAATTGTGCTTACTGTGATTGCAGAGCTAAGAGCGTAACTTGCCTTACCCTGCTTCGCCAGTGGAAATCCATCTACCATTGTACTTGCCGCTCCTGATGCTCCTGGAATACCCAAGAGTACACTTGCAAAACTATCGCCAATAGTACATGATACCATTGTTGCGATACTGAACAACACGAATAGATAATTACCACCAGTAAAATCAAAACTCTGTACAATGACAAAGAGCATAATGATTGCTTTACCAGGGCCTGCACTAGGTATTAACCCAATTAGTCCCCCATAAAAAATACCGGCAGTGAGCATTATTGCCCACTGCACGGCTACTGGATATTGTAGGATCCACTCCATTACTTGAGGAGTTCTTCCTTAACGTATGCATCTGAATACTTAAACACGTCATTTGCAAGAATAACTAGTGTCTCAAGACGCTCTCTTTTAATAAGTGAAAACAAGTAGTCTGAAAATTCAACAACTTCATCACCTGCTAACCAAGGGAACTTACCAAGTTTTTTATCTAAACGAGCCATTGCTTCTGGATCGTTAATCATTTCTTGTACTGCTTCATTGATTACTGCTTTGTAAGGAGAGTTAGGTGCAATCCATACTGTCTTTTGGAATCCATCTCTATAACCTTGGAACGTTCTATATGCATCATATACTGGTCCACTTGGAGCAACACCCCATTCTGCTTCGTATACTTCATTAAATGACTGTGCGCCTTTTGGTGCATTTTCGTCACCATAAACAGAACCTTTTCCGTCTACAATACCGTGTGCAAACCATACACGACTTTGTCCACTTTTATACTCTTTAGCATAACCCATTAGGGAAGTCTGTGGAGTATCACGAGTTGCGTCTAGTTGTCCTCTACGGAATGCTTGACGCTTTTCACCACCAGAGTTAAAACCTGGGATAAAACGTACACGCTCATTTGTACACTCTAGGAATGTTTTTACTGTTGCGTTCACTTCAGGGCCACACATCATTAGTCCTACTGATACGATATCAGCGGCAAATCCTGTACCACCTGTTGCTGGAAACTTAACTACGCCATTTTTCCAATCAACGTCTGAGTTAATAGAAACCCAAATGTTTGTGTTCATTACAACAACTGGAGAGTAATTACGATAGTCAAATCCGCCTACGTCTTCAAGTAGGAAGCCTTCACCGTTACCACCATGTGCAATCATAAGTGTATCACCACGATCCTTGTATGTCTTTGCCCAATCTTTAAGGGACTTCTTACCACGTTGACCTGGAAGGTAACGAGGTACAATATTGTGTCCGTGCTTCTCGAGCTTTGCATTAAGCTCTTTCATTACGTTGTCACCCCAGAATGCAGTACCGCCCTTACCTGGGCCGTTTGGAAACTGAAGTGTTAGTGTGTCTGCCGATGCAGATCCTGTCACCATAGCCGCTATCAAGGCGGCGGTTGCTAATAGTTTTTTCATTTTTTTTCCTTTTGATTTAAAATGCCTGATCAATAGTATCAGGAGAATAGTGATCTGAACCTGTGCCATTCGGCTTGTAGTTATTCACGTTTGTTTTAGGGGTTTTGCAACACTCGTTGCTATACATTTATTTATCCTTTTCGTTTTAGGATAAAATAAATTCTGTTTGCATCTTTTCGCATATTAATTACTTCACAGCCTAGGGCGTGTGATATATTAAAGATAAATTCTGGGGTCCATTCAAAGAAGTCAATGTAATGTGCTTCTCCAGGATCATGTTGTATTCCTGGGTTAACTCTAAAGTACATTAGTCCGCTGGCTTTAACTAGACTTACTGCCTTCTTCATTTCAGCAATGATCTTTGTTACATTACCAAAGTTAATACTACCAAAACATATGACTGCATCATATGGTTCATCTATATTATAGTCTAATAAGTGTACTTGATGATCAGCTCTGTTATTATAAGCATCAATGCCAGTTAGATTGTTAATCTTACCTTTGAATTCATTATAACCACAACCAATATCAAGTACACTATCTAGATTCATATTGTTAATCTCATCAACAATACTTAATCCACTATACTTGTATTTCTTATGCTTGGGTTGCCATACTGTTGTAAAATACTTCTTTAATATTGCAACATCAATTTCATCTTCTGTTGGATTCTCTACATGTACACCAAAACGAGTTTTAACTAGTTGTATTAGTTCTGATTTTGTAATACCTGGACAACTTTTATATATTGACTCAAGTTCATTGTGTATTTTATAGTTTGACATTTATTCGTGTTCTCCACCTACATCATTTTTATCTAGTGCAATTCTTTGGCCGTTATACCACATGGATCTTGAACGACTTGGTGTATGATATTTTTTATTCAGATTAAATATCTTGGGGTTACGTTTGGCTGTTTCGAAAGTAGCTACTGTAACTGCTATTGCACCCAATAATACTACGTGAATGACTGCACTTACTACGCCAGCATAGATACTGCTGACAATAATACCAAATGCAATACACCACATCCATGCTAAAACCTGCATGATCATATGCCGTGTACTAAAATCTGGAATAACACTTAATGGATTACGCTCGTGATCCATTACTACATTCCAACAATTATAAACCCATTCTCTCATTGAGAACGCTCCTTTTTCAAATTTTACGTTATCAGGGTAATTTGCATCAGCGACATCACGCCAATCGATTGCATCATACAGGTCTGTAAACTCTTGTACAATCTTATGATTTTTAAAATATGCAGTTACTCTATACATGTACTAATAATACTAAATTAATTAACGTTTGTCAAGAAAAAAAGCAATTGATTTGCTTTTTCTTTTAGTATAAGGAGTAGGTTAGTATTTCTTGTCCGCGGTTGCTAAGTCTTATTGTGGGTTTGACAGCCAATGGCAATGAATCGTTCCACAATCTCGTTTCCGTTAAATACTGACCTACTCGTTGTTTTAGAATTTTACGGTGATACCTAGTTTCGCTTCCATATCATCTTTGGATTTGAAAGATGTATCACGGCTGTCTTTTACTGATAGCTTCAGTGATAGTGCGTCTGTTATTGCATAACTAGAACCTACGTCAATGTATGAATCTTTCTTATCGAAATTCATTACATCATTTGTTGTAGATTTCCATGTCATTCCAACTTCTGCGAATGGTGTAAATTTACCAATCTTTTGTGAAACTCCAGCATATGGAGTTAGATCAACACGTTCGTTGGCTGTGAAGGAATCACCCCACCAATAAGCACCTTTGGCTCCTGCATATGCTGGACCCTTTTTTACTTTTTTATTGGCTTGAACTTTCCAGTCCTGTGTATCACCATTGTTTTTAAGTGTTAGTGACAAACTATCAATTGGTCCTACTGCACCACCAATAGTAAATTGATCTGCGCCAGACTGTGGACTTTGTGATTGAATAAAGTAGTCTTTAGTTTTCATTGTAAATACAACTGAAGGATTATCAAAATCCTCAGCCATAGCTGTCGTTGAAAGAGCGGCCAAACTTGCCACTGCAATTAGTAATTTTTTCATTTTCTTTCCTTGTTTTAAATTAAAATGCCACACTTCTGTTTCTAGGCAGTGGCCTCCCAGAGTAATTAAGCCGCTAGGGCAAAATCCTCATATGCAATATTATCGTTTGCAATTATCGTTTTGTTCGCGTTAACCCAGCTTACATCGGGATAACTCCACATTCCTATTGACCAACTGTCGATCCTATTTCGTCCCCATCATAAACACACGATTGTATTCTTCTTCAAAGCCTTCTTCATGTATGTAAACCTCATTGTTGTTCCACATACGTCTAAAGTAATAATTATAACTAGCTTCTATTGTTTCTGCAGTTACGTTAAGATGACCTTTAACGATATAAAATATCCTGCATTTCTCTTTGAAGTTTTCTATTTGTTCCTCATGTGTTTATGGTGGAGACGTCCGGTACTGCCCCGGAGTCCAGTCTGGCGTTGAGTTTGCTTCAACGTTACTCTTTATTTATATAATACTATGTTAATAATGTCAAGAGCTTTTTTTAAAAAGTTCCGATTAAGACAACAATGTAATAATATGTTACATAGTGGAGCATTTGATCCACTGTCTGCCAACTCCAGTATAAATCACTTCCATGATCAATACCAAATCTTTTAAAGAGATTGCTTTTAATACAATCTATAATTCCGTGTGCAACGTAATCTAGTAATCCCATCATTAGAGCTAACTCTGGACTAACAAAGAAACTACAAATTATACCTGTTGCAATTCCGTGATCCATACAATGAATATGTATTCCAGGACCCAAAGGATTTATCTTTGAACGAGCTGGTCTCCATCTCTGTACCCCCAGATCACATATTGCATGTTTTAGTAACAGAAAGAGTAATAGCTCAAGCATTAATTAGGTCGTCAAACTCCCATAATACTTTAGCATTGGCGCCGCCAAAATGTTGGGTTTTATCTAGTCCACAACTTCTCATCAATCCATCTAAACCAGAAGAATCTTGCTCTCTTTGTAACTTGTGCAAGTACTTGGGCTTCATTCCATGACGCTTAGTCATATCATACATTTCAAATGTATCAATACAACCTTCATATTTCATTTTAAGTAGCATGGCTTCACCTTCTGTCATTACAACACAATCGTTTTTGCTACCAATAGTTACACTATATACTCGTTTTTCACTCATCTGGTTATCTCCCCATGTTACTTATTTCTTCCGCTTGCTTCTTGTCAATAATCGGAACAGCATTGCTTTTATGCATCGTAGCAATCCCTTTAATAAGAGTACCTGTATAGACTTTAGGATCAGGCCTAGCAGTACTGCCAGCCATACTTTCAATACTCGGTACATATCTTTGTTCTCTAACGTAGGGTTGTGGTTGCCTATATGCACTTGCCTTAGTAGGTTGCTTGGGTTTGGCGGTGTATTCACCATGACAATATGCAATAAAGTCTTCTAGACTTAGTTGTAGGCTATGTAAGCCTTTACTTCTTAAATCCTTATTGTGTGCAAACATCTGCTTCTGATACTTGTCTATCTTACCAGTAGTAAGTTTACGTTTTTTAGCTTTTTTAGTATTAAGCCCTGACATTCCTCGAACTAAGTGCATAGTCATATAATAATCTCCTAATAGAGTTGTTCTTTATCTCGCCATTCTCCAACAACATAGTTTATTATAACACTTTTTCGTATGCCGTCAACCACATTCTCCCTAACACCGTGAATTAATGGTGATTTATTGTGACTTAACCAACCTGTATTATGTACAAATGGCACAGTTTGGAATATACCAACTTTTCTATGAATACTTGTTCCCCAAGCAGGCTTTCCACCTTGTAAGTATATTTGCATAGTAATTAGTTTTTCTGGAATATCAATATGTGGTTCTAGATAGAAACCAGCTGAGTCTTGACATAGCTCTACTCTCAAATGTCCATTGCCACAATCTACACCTGTTAGGTCTGTAAATTGTTTTCTCGTTTCTGCACTATCAAACTCTTCAAATAGTTTAGCAAGTACAGGAGTATGCATTCTTGATGCAAACTTACGGAAGTCATTTGCTCCGTCTCGTTTTCCTGTTATTGGTGCTTCTTTTGGTTCTGGAAAGTGTTGTATAACTCTACTTAAAATTTTATCATCAAAGCAACTATGAATGTGCCACCATTCCTCTGGCTTATCCCATTTGGTGTGTGTTAGATTTAGCATTCATAAACTTCCTTTCCTAATAATGGATCGTAATCCATTAGGTTAACGCCTCTAAATTTGTCTTGTGCTTTACAATGTTGTACGAATGTATTCCATTGTGCAGGTACTGCTGGATTATTGAGTGCTCGTTGTGCATCTCTTAACATACCTTCTTCTATATCGTCTAACCATCCACTTTCAAATAGTTTTTCTATCTCGCTATTTGCTACTGCTTTAATAATGTCAGGAGCATGTCTTGCCTGGAAGTAATTTGGTCCTACTAGTATTCTATTATTAATATCAAAATTCATATCTCTTGTGTATGTAAAGAATTCATTTAATGAGGCGGCATTGTATAACTGGTAACTACTATTTAGACTTACCATAAGCCAATCAGTATTGTCTTTTGCATACTTACTTAGATCCTCTATACTGTTATGCATCTGATCCCATGTAAACACACCATTACTTCTCATGTATTCAAACATAGGACCAACAACATCTGTACTTAGATCCCAGTGAATCTGTTTAAAGTGTCTAAACTTATCTATATCTGCTATTGAAGTTTTACTGCCATTAGTTGTTATAGTCATATGTATTTGTGATGGATCTGCATACTCATTTAGGATATCCATTGCTTTCCATATCTGATTGTCAATAAACGGTTCACCACCTGTTATCCATATACTTGTTAGATCTTGTAAACGGTGTTTGTTGTTCTTAATAAAATCCAGTACATTATTAACATTTTTGTATAATTCAGGCTCAAACTTAACTTTTTCAACTTCTTTACTGACTGCTTTCCATTCTGGAATAAGACTATTACTATAACGTGGACTACACATTCTGCATTTAAAGTTACATACATTATTAAAGTTTAGGAACATATGTCTTAATGTATTGCCTGTTAATTTTGGATTTGCAAAGGCCTCATCTCCGTCAAAGTTAAATTTCTTCTTATGTTTTGCTTTAAGCCAGTTTTGTCTCTGACTCTTAACACCCATGTCTTCTTTACTTTTACAGTTAGCACAACCGGGTTCATCCCATTTGCCTTCCAACATACTCTTTCGTAACTTTTGAAAGTCTGGACTATCCCAATCCATGTTCTCTTCGTTACTCATAATCTCTTCACTCATCATACAACGAGTTAGTGTACCTGTTGGGTGTAGACTAATCGCAGTAAAAGGAATAGGACACCAAGTATCGCTATGCCTATTTGAGTCTTTAAATTCTTCTGTCACTGTGTGTAATAATATCCTTAATCATATACTTTGACTGTATAACTTCTAATACTTCTTGTAATACTGGTACTTGTCCAAATTGTCTATCACATAAGTTTATAAAGATTGCTGAACCATCTACTTCAACAATAAACTCTACATTCTGTGTTACAATTCCTTGGGAGTCAATATTTATGTGGCCTGACAATGCTACATCAGGTTTTTGAATGTATTGTGCTAGAGCTTGTGCGCCTAACACAGTATCTACATGTCTAACTACGATTGAAGTGGGCTCCATCCCACCCTTCTTATTTGGTGTAGGATAAAACTCCACATTTTTCCAGTCGTTTGTTTTTATGCTTTGCCACAAAATATCATTTTGTATAGCATACATATTATGTCATTGAGATAGCAAGTTCAGTAGTTTCATCGACACGGCGTGTCCATCCTTTACCAAACGTTTTAAAAGTATCTAGACTCTCATAAAAGTCTTGACGCTTCTGCTGGAACCCTCTAATAGCTTGTTCTATACCTACTTCTTCGACATAAGCATCAACTGCCTTAAGAGTGTTTGGACCGATACCACCATCAACGGTTGTACCAATCAATGCCTGTAGATACTTAGCACTACGGCCTGTACCTGCATTAACTCCAAAATCAAAAACACATAGATCTAAGCCAATAGGTAATTGATCACCTTTAACTCTATCCCAATAATTTTGCTTATAAATTGGTGCAACATCATCGAACTCTAAGTCCTTCATGTCTTTCGTTCCACCAAAGTCATCATACACACGTTTAGTAACGCCCATATTGGTTTCCCCACCTGGATCCTCAGGATGGTTTACATAACCACCTTCGTGATGCAGGATAGTTTCCAAACATTTATCATAATTTACTGCAGACATATTAGTCTTCCTTTTTATATAAAGTCCATGCACCGTAGGCAATGGCTCCGTAAGCCGCCAACGTTGCAAATGGTCCTGCAATAAGAACAATAATTCCTACTGCAATTAGTACTGCACCGTCTATTGATGTGCGTTCGCCAAGTCTTTTTGTAATCCAATTTTTCATAATATTTCTCCTTGCATAGAGGACATGATGTCCTTGCTTAGTATTTATCCATATATGGCCCCTACGTCCCGCCTATATGATGACTTGTCCTGCCGCTACGTCTACAAGTCTTAGCCTTTTAATTAACTAGCCCCACCTTCGCTGTCAATCCGATCCTAGTCTTCAGGATCTTTCCATCTCGGAAGTTTGTGATCTATGTTTTGATCATTAGCAAGTTGACGTGCTAGAGCTTGTAGATCTTCAACCATAAAAGTTATTTGTTGTTCATCATACTTCTCTCCCGCTTCTGCTGAGTAACGTACCCGGTGCAATTGCACAGCCTTTTCGTACATTACGTTAACTAGGCGGTATACCTCTTCTATGCTATGTCCCATCACTTTCTTCCTAAATTTGGCGGATAAGGTAGGATTCGAACCCACGGAACGATTGCTCGTTCTCCGGATTAGTAATCCGGCGCTTTCGGCCACTCAGCCACTTATCCATCTTATTATTACAGTTCTAACTCTAACTGTGTTACATGCTTTAGTACTTCTTCTGGAGTAAAAATATCATATACGAAGTTTTCACATGCATCTTCTGCATAACTTGCGTCTTTATCGTAATATTCTACTCTTCCTATTTTAACATCGTTTTCGTAAAAGTCAACAAAATAACCTTCATCATTATTATCTAATACGGCTTTTTTGTTCTCTACCTCATATCTTAAGGCACCTCTTAACATAGTCTACTTCTCCTCTTTCTTTAGTTTAAAGTATACTGATTCTTCACCAGTTGCTGAGTTCACAACAGTTATTGCTGGTACTCCACTTGGTGTTGTCTTACCAATGTGATGCCAAGTATATCCATCCTCTTGGTTCTTTTTTACTGTGTTTAAAAATTCTGAATTGTCCACCATGAACATTCCTGATATTAGTGCTATTGCTATAAACATTTTCTTCTCCCCGGTATCTCTACCATATTTATTGTTAAGTTAGTTTCTACGGGTCTCATTATTTCCCCAAATTTTACCAAAGTGTTTTCCTTTAGTTCGTTGTGGGAAATAATCTTGTTGCTCGCCTTCACGATATAAATCAACTGTACAACAATGAATACCATTGTCCCAGAAGTGTCTATGTCGCATTGGACTTTCTACAAGTTCTACATCATACTTTTTAAGTTGTTGTGCTAAATCTTTATCGTAATAGTTACATATTAGAGTACTTGGATCAATGCTTAAACAGTTAACATTAAACTGTGTTTCAAATACATGTCCAGTATTGAACCACTTTGCTATAAAGTTATGGAATTCTTCATTTTCTTCTTCGCCCTTTACCCAATAATTAACAACATCAGGCATTGACTCTCTGGTTCTCCAATAGGCTTGTTGGTATTCATCTTGTGGACGTCCTACATATATAACGTCCCAACCCGGATAAGTTTCTTCGTAGTTGCTTATCTTTGTATGACTCAGCAACAGCCCAGGCTTTACTAAACATATTACACTATCTGAATGTCCACCCATTTCAATTGTGTTTACACGAAAGTCTGGAAAGTATTTTGGTATCCATTCTTCCGCAAACTTTTTAGTTTCTCCATTATGGAAACTTGTATCTACTTGAATATCTTTACCTGCTCGCATAATACTAGGTGGTTCTATGTGATGATCAAAGTCTGTTGTACGAGTTTGTATATAATCATCACAACCTTGCCAAGGACCCCAACGTTTATAAGTATCAACATCACTTGCATTGACTAAAGTATTACCCAAAACAATAAATTCATCTCTAGGTGCTATTAATGGCTTAGTAATTTTGTTGTCAGTTTTATCCATGAAGTCTTGTACGTCTGTAACAGGTTCACCTCCAATTGATACATTTGCAGGAGTCTGTATAACTTCTACACTAGCTGATTCCAATATACCTTTAAGGTTTAACATATCTTCACGAGTGTCTTCGTTTACTTTGCTTAGTGCGTCTGCTACTCTAGTATCTTTATAGTTGCTGAACCACCCTGCTGGATATACACTACCCACCATACACTTTTTAAGTGGATCCCAACTATTCCAGCTATTAAATCCGTAAGTTGCCATTAAATATCCATTACTAGGTCTGGGTTGTAGAACATATCTCTAGTCTTTTGTGTACCAACACCTGTTATAACCATTGTGCTTCTTGGTGTAACTCCTGCATTGCCTGTGCAATGTGGAACGTTCTTATGGTCCCAAGTGTATAAATCTCCAGCACGATACTTTGTAAGTATTTCATTTCCATACTGTACAAAATGTCCAAACTCATAATCATGTAGGAAGATCATAAACCTAAAGATATTATCTGGCTGATCCTCACTCCACTTTTCTAGTTTATCCACATGTGCAGTCCAAGTCTGTCCAGGCATCTGTACATGTACTCTAGTTTGCATTGGGCGATCATTACCATCTACTAGTCCTAGTGCATCTGTCATTGCTTGAAAACTTGGATACTTTGCAACGTCATCTTCTAAACTAGTAATCTCTAGATCTGCCTTACCACCTGCATTTATAATATCTGCTTCTGTGCTATCAATACCAGCACCGCCACGTGGATTATCTTTTGGATCACGTGTTCTCCAAGTAATGCCTTTGGCATTTGCTACTGCTTGTGCAAGTTCGTCAGCCCAATTGCCCTGGAACCTACCAACGTATCTCATTCTATCTGCTTGTGATGTAAATCCAAATGGATCAAAATGATAATTTGATCTCGCTTTGCAGTTTTCCCAATTACTATCTGCCATTATCTTTCCTCTGATCTAACATAATGAACATCAACTCCATTTTTTATGTAGTGATGCTGATGAGCTTTAGGATTTTCTAATTTTATTCTATCCATGAACTTTATAGCTTCTGCTTCAGTCTCAAACTTCGCCACCACTACTTCGTCTTCTATTTTAGGTATGTAGATTATGTGGTACACGTTTGACTCCTCGTATAAAGTTATTTACCTTGGTCGGAGTGGTAGGATTCGAACCTACGATCTCCTGGTCCCAAACCAGGCGCTTTAGCCAGACTAAGCTACACTCCGTGAATTGGTCCGCTCTACAGGATTCGAACCTGTGACCTACGGCTTAGAAGGCCGTTGCTCTATCCAGCTGAGCTAAGAGCGGAAAGTTGTCTTTCCAATTCTTGCTTTCTGCTTTCCATCCAACTAATGCTAGTATGGATATGACCTGTTGCAGTTGGTTGTATGCAACTTTTAGCATAAGCAATCTCGTCTTTAATTACTCCTATAACAAATGTTAATTCAATTTCATTGTCATACAAATTATGCTACCGTTTCTTCTAAGCGTCTTCCTAGGTTATCGAAACCAAAACTAGCGACAACATAAATGTTTTCATCGCCATCCATTGTTAATACGTCACCTACACTAACACTATGCATTGGTGCATGACGTTTTATCTTCTCTTCAGGACCAATATTGCCCATTTCAAATGCTTCATTAAGTGTATCACACTCCAATTCAGCTACCAATTGGTATTCTCCATTTTGCATACATTCTAGTACTGTAGTACCGTTGAACTTAGCCATACCATACATCATTGATGTAGTCTTATGCTTCTCATAGTAAGCCTTTGAATCTTTTAATTGGTATAATAAAATAGACATATTGTTCTCCTAATTTCTAACTATATATAGAGTATATAGTAAGATGCCTTACTTGTCAACCTTTTTCTGCAATTTAATTGCAGTTTCTTTCCAGAATTTTTTAGCCCAGTCACTAACGTCTGGTTGCAGACTAGCCGCGATACATGCACAAATAGCTCGCTCTAACTTTTCGTTAGCCATTGCTTGTTTCTTTAAATACTCTGTTGAACTCTTGCTCGGCACGAACACGAGATTCTTTGGCTTTCCGCTCTTGATCTTTTTCATCATCCATAAAATCCTTAAACATTTTACCCATTTCAATGTCTTCCAACACTTCAATACGTTTAATAAGTTGTTTAAAAGCAACGTTAACATCTGGGTTATCGTTCATTACAATCTCATCTTCGATTACTTCTACAATTTGTCTACTAGATATCATGTTGTTCTCCATTAAGTTATATATAGAGTATACACTATTACACCGTCTTGTCAAGCACTAAATACAGTATGAACCACAATAAATTGAGTCACAGTTTTGACTTTGCTCTAACAACCTATTGTCAAGCAAGATGTCGTAGTTGTGCAAGAACTAATGAACATACAGGTGAAAAAGAAGCCTGGCTTGAACTTAAACACATGGATTTAGATATATTTAAACAAAGACTAGCAGGTGCTGGTAATTTAGATATTCATGAAATTACATTTTGTGGTGAACTTGGTGATCCTATGATGCACCCACAAGTAGAACATTTTATAGTTGAAGCAGATAAACATGTTAAGACTACAATACATGTTAATACTAATGGAGGCTTAAGAAGTCCAAATTGGTATGCAAGAATGGCTCGTGACTATAGTCCCAGACTAAAAATTAAATGGGGTATTGATGGAACTGATCATGATACAAATTGGTTATATCGTGAAGGTGTTGATTGGCAACGAGCAATGGATAATATGACTGCTTGGTTTACAAATGGTGGACAGGGTGCCTGGCACTTTTTAATCTTTGATTGGAACTGGCATCAGATACCAGAGGCAGTTGACATGGCCAAACAAATTGGCTGTGAAATAGAATTTAAAATTAATCACAGGAACTGGGGTAAAATTACTGAAGATAATAAAGTGATTGCTTGGAGTTTATTAGAGGAGCATTATGACCAATTGCATTAAATGTATGGTTGTTAAAGACGGCAACAGAGAATGGGAGATAACATCCGAGGGCAGAGTGTGGCCTTGTTGTTATTTTGCAAATGCTTGGGATAAACGTAAAGATACCAATTCAGATGAACATGCTAGACTTAAACAAGACAAGCCAATGTGGAAGTTAATGCAAGAGGATTCCGAATGGAATAGCTTAAATACATATGGATTAGAAGACATAATCAAGCATGAAGTCTTCTGGAATCATATTTGGTATAAAGGATGGGAGAGCGATGATCCAAGTCCTATATGCTTAAACGAATGTAACGAAGGGAAATCAGAACTTAACGTTAACAAAATAAAGAAATAAAATTACCATGGGGGGTATGGATTATGAATTGGAAACACGCCAAAATGTGTGCCGATGTAAGCAATTCGGTTTACAAAGCAGAAAAAATATGTTACACAGATATTGAATCTTATGTAGCAACAAAGACATCTTATAAGTTTATGGACGAAGATGGTGCTCAGGGTTGCATGTTTAAACTTAGCAAAACAGAATGGGTTGTAGCCTTTAGAGGAACACAACCAGAAGAATTAGGCGATGTACTCGCAGACTTAAAAGCCTGGAGAAACATAAGTGAAACAAAAGGCAAAGTACATTCAGGTTTTAAAACAGAACTTGACAAGATATATGATGATGTGTTATCATACTTTAAGACTAAAAAAGTAAAGAAGACTGATAAGGTTATTGTAACAGGACACAGTCTAGGAGCCGCAATGGCAACGTTGTGTGCTAGTAGACTAGCAGAAGCGGGCTATGATGCTGTATTATATAACTTTGGTTCTCCACGTGTAGGTAACACAGATTGGGCAGAACAGTTTGATAATATAGAAGCACATCGTTTCGTTAACAATAATGATGTAGTAACTAAAGTACCACCATACGGTTTGTTCACACATATAGGTGAACTACACTACATTAACTTTTATGGAAACATTCGTAAAAATACATGGTGGCAGAGATTTAAAGATCAAATGAGAGGACGTTGGAGAGCAATGTGTAAGTTCCAATTTTTCGACGGAGCATTTGATCACAGTATGGGTTTATATGCAGACAAAGTTAACAAGCACAAATTTAGAAATGACATTTGACGTTGAAGGGCACATTGCCAGTCGACACAATAGACATCAGAGTGCCAATATACATAGCAAAAACTTTCCAGGGTTAGCGACTATAGAGCTTAATATAACAGAGCTCTGTAATCGCACCTGTAGTTTTTGTCCCAGACATGATGAGAATATATATCCAAACCAAAAATTATTCATGGAACTTTCAACAGTAGAGAAACTTACCAATGAATTACTAGCTAGTGATTGGTATGGTGACATACACATTACAGGCTTTGGAGAACCTCATACCCATCCTAAACTAAAGGAGATAGTTGCAATACTTAGTGAAGCAAATGTATTCATTGAGATAACAACAAATGGTGATAGACTAATTGATAGTGATATTTCATATACTCAGAAACTCTTTAGAGAAGGTTTAGATATGCTAACTGTTGATTGTTATGATGGAGATCAACAGTATGCAAGTCGTGTACTTGCTATGCAATCGCTCAAAGGTAAACACAGACTGCGTAAACATTATGATACTGGTAATGCACAAGAACTAATAACTGAATATGGATTTAACAATCGGGGAGGTTTATTAGGTGGTGCAGGAATACAGAACCAATGCTATTTGCCATTCTATAAAACACTAATTGATTGGGATGGTGGAATGGTTCTATGTTGTAATGACTGGCATAGACAAGCAGGAACAATGGGTAACATTGTTACAGAAAGTTTAGAGCTGTGTTGGAATAGTGATAAGTTAAAACTTATTAGAGCAGAACTTGCTCAAGGACTACGTCGTGGTGTTTGTGCTGACTGTAGTATTGTTGGTACTAAGTTTGGTAGTGACAGTTTTCTTCTTCACACGCAGGATTAGTTCATCGTTACTAGGTCCATTTTTCCAAGTACCATTTAAATTTTTAACAACAATATCAGATTTAATCTCCTTGGCTGCCTTTCTGGCATTACTCCAGGAAGTTACCTTATTACATATTGCTATACTATAGCAGGGTTTTGGTGTTTTTTCTGATGCAAGTAACCACATATGTTCAAGTCCATTGAATCTCCAGTTATATCCTAATCTATTATCCTCGCCCTTAACGAAACCATCGTAACGTATTACGTCCCATATAACAAAACGTTTACCTTTTGCTGTTTTTCTATAGCAACCGTCAAATACTGTTGGTTGATTTTGTGCAAGATGAGCAAATTCCTCTGCATATTCTTCAAAGCCAGTTAGTATTGTACCTTGTTGATCTCTGAACTCAATAGTATTCATTCTAACAATAATGTTAATTCTAGTACCTTTATACTTTGGCTGGCCAACTGCTGGAAAAGTAATACGTTTCTCAAGTTCAGTTGTATGCTCTATTGCATTTTGTATTGGATAAGTTGGAATATATCCAGGCCATACATTATTAATTGTATCAATATCAATGCCAACCCCAATATCTTTTTTAATCATTCCTAAGAATAATTCAGCTTCCTGTTCATTAATATGTGTGAGTACTAGATTACAGGCAAATGTTGCTTCTTGATAACCCAGTTTATTCTGATATAGATCGTCTGCAACGTGCATAAACTTACTAATACCCATACCACCATCCATACCAAACTTAGTTTTTTGTGGGTGGTATTCGTCCATTCCGAATACAATCATTGGATTATAGGTATAGTAGAGTATGTGTTTAAAAAGTGTATCAGTACTATAACGTTGTAGTACTTCCTGCTTCTGTTCCTGTGTTTCCGCTTCAATTAACTTATCAGCTATAAAACGAATCATTGCAATTTTTGACATAATACTATACCTTTTGTTAATAGTATTTATGTTAGTAGTTAATGCTCTGATGCAAAAATAGAGCCCTAAGACTCTATTTCCATTCACATTATTTTAATATTCTTTATGTTATGTAATGTAATGTATTAAGTATCATAACACCTACTACTATGCTCATCATTGAAATGACTGCTAGTGTAGGTACTACTGCTTGTCTAATTTTTGTTATCATTATTGTCTCCTATCATTAAATATCTTGCTTCTTTGTACATGCCCCTACGGGATAGTTCACTTGCTGCTCTTGCTCTTCCAGCTGATTCACAAAAGTCCATAATACACTTACCGGATCTGTATAATACATTTCCGATCTTCTCGCAAATGTTACATGTTGTAACATACATTGTATGTGCTGACATTATAGTTCTCCTAGTATTAGTGTTGTAAATATTTTCATTAGTTATACCCTCTAACATTTGTTTTTATTTCATCATCTCTGTCTGAATAAAATGTTCCGTTTGCAATACTTGTGATATCACCACGGCAAATTCCTATATCATGTAGATCATGATTACTCAATCTGCTTAGTTCTCTCATTGTTTTTGCTTGTTCTCTACGATCTTTGATTCTTAGTTTAAGATGTCTAAGACCATCCATTATTGTTTCTATTGCATCTGTTAAAAGGCTTGATGCTGCCATTATCGCTTGTGTCAATTATATACTCCCATTCTAGGTGCCTTACCTTTATTATCTTGCATATGTTGATATGCCCATCGCCAATCATTTCCGTATTCTGTCTTTGCCCATATCAGTAAATCAGAGTCGCGACTTTTGTTGCGTCTAAACATACTCATAAGGATCTTGGTCATAGTTTTACCCATTTTAATCTCCTGTTATGTTTTGATGCTTGAGGAAAGCAATACCCCCTGTCTTTTCAGGGCGTCAGTAGTCTGTTGCTACCGTCATCTACTTTTAAGCCGCGAGCCGGCCTAGTCTTTCCTAGTGCCACTCATTTTTAATGAGCTGAGGACGCTCTTTCTTATTACACTTTTATTTATCACCGAAGACCTCAAAAAAGGGCATTTTAGGCATGTTAAACGGGCATTTCACTGTTGCGTTTATTGCATAGATCATTTAATATTACAGACATTAATGCTGATATGTAATATAAGTAAATTACAGTGATCAGCATTAAAATATTATATGTGTGTTATTATGTAGCAGTCAGGATGCATACACTCCATTGAATTGTTGTGTGCATTGTATAAACGTTGTACACTTACTGAGTTGTTTTAGTTTAAGAGCTCCTGCATATGTGCAAGTACTTCTAATACCACCCAATAAATCCTGTAGAGTATCTTCTACTGCACCTCTATACGGCACAAGTACTTCTCTACCTTCTGATGAACGATATTCTTTAAGTCCACCAAAGTGTTTAGTATTGGCGGCATCTGAACTCATACCGTAGAACGCTACAAATTGTTTTTCTTCGTATACTGTTTCGTAGAAGTTATCATCTGTTTTAGTAACTTCAGATGTTTCATAAATCTTAGTGATCACTTCACCACCACCTTCATCATGTCCTGCTAACATACCACCAAGCATAACAAAATCGGCACCAGCCGCAAATGCTTTTGCTACATCACCTGGGCAAGTACAACCGCCATCAGCAATAATATGACCACCGAGACCATGTGCCGCATCTGCACATTCGATGACTGCCGAGAGTTGTGGATACCCAACGCCAGTCTGTATGCGAGTAGTACAAACACTACCAGGGCCAATACCCACTTTAATAATATCTGCTCCAGCAAGAATCAATTCCTCCGTCATTTCTCCTGTAACTACGTTTCCAGCAATGATAACAATGTCATCAAATTGTGCTCTAATAGTTCTAATTACTTCTGCGAACCTAGTTGAGTAACCATTTGCTACATCAACACATACATACTTAATATTTCCATCAGTTAATTCCATAACCTTTAGAAACTTTTCCATGTCTCGGTCCATGATACCCATGCTATAGGCAACATTTTCAATACGTCTGTCTAGTGTATCAAAGTCTTCTGGATCAAAGAACTCCACTAGCTGATTAATCTCATACGTCTTAACTAGACATGTGAACATATCCTGTTTGGCTAAAGTGTCTGCCATTTCAAATGTACCAACACCATCCATATTAGCCGCCATAATAGGAACACCCGTGTAATGAGGCTCAGCTGTCATTACATCTTGTTGGTTGTTCTCCTTATAGTTACGGAAAGTAAAACGTCTATGTAGTCTTACTTGCTTTCTTGAACCTAGTGTGCTACGTTTAGGCCGTATCAGTACGTCCTTGTAGTCTAGTTTCATGTCGTTATCAATTCTCATTTTTTCCTCCTATAGTCCATTAGGAACTATAATATAATGTATTGCTAGTACAATGCCTAGACTTGCTCCAAGTCCAATCATCATCTTTAAAAAGTCCTTACCAATAATCGGAAACACATTCTTTAATCTATATGATCCATTGCTCATTGTACTAATAGCAAGTTCACGTCCACATAGTAGTCCAACAAATACCCAAGTAGTTGACATTGGAATATTGTTTAGTTCTTTAAAGAAGTACAAGCATAGAAAGTATGCAATGTTTACTATTGTGGCACTTCTAACATATCTTGTATGTTGTTTTTCTAGTACAATTTGTTGAATCTTGCCGCCACCTTCACGGAGCATATAAGCAAGTCCACCTACAAAAGTTAAACTTACTGCTACCATCATATCCCATGGCACTTGTCTTGGCAAGAATACTGCTATGTTGGCAATATCATGTGCTAACCAAGTCCACCACAATAATCCAGCACTTACCCATTGTGCTACACGCCACCATATTTTACGTTCTTCTTTAACAGGATTGTTTCGTTCGTCTAACCAACGTGCAATTAGTATCCACAATAGATAGGCAAACACACCTGCTACTGCATATCCCATAATAGATTTTACTAGCATCTTCTCTAATACAAATGTACTTGCAAAGGCACTTAACACTAAGAAACTTGTACTTACGGGTACGCCTACTCTTGTTAACAGTAATAATATTAATGGGGCACCTGCATGGTACCATTGTACTTCTTGGAATGGAATTTTATCTAATCTGCCATAACTGATGTCACCGCCATTGATATACCATCCATGCCATAATGTAAACAGTAGGACTGAACTAGCCGCTATCCACATTGTTGTCCATTTAAATCGTTCGTTATTACTAGCAATCCATGTGCCTAGTGTTTGAATACTATCGTTTGCTATAACTGAATAGCCTGCAAATAGAAAGCCTAGTGCCATCCAAATTGTTAGTTGATCCATAATGTTCTCCCAATAATATTACGGTAAATACTCTTATAATATAACACGATATTAGACTTTGTCAACCTTTTTAGTGTAAGCCAGCTAGACTAGTAATTTCATCCGGCATCCAATGATCTTCCATACGTTCAGGGTGCCATAATACACAACCAATATTTTCCAGTTTCCAGCTTTCACAATAACCTTGTGGGTCTTTTGCTAATTCTGTAACTCCTGGAGGTAGTGTATTTAATAGTTCATTATGTCTACTACAAACTGTTTTAGTTATATCATTATAACGAACTTTGTGATCGTCTTTATGTTGTTCTGTTTTCTCAATAGATCCACCGAGACTCATAGTTAAGAATTGTGTTCCTCTTGATATGCCCAGTATTTTTTTATTATGTGCTAGAGCTAGATCAAGTGCATGTTTCTCAACTACTAATCGTTGTCTATTGTATTGCCAATCGCCTTCCACCATACTATTTCCACCACTGAAGACAATTAAGTCTGCGTCAGTAATGCAGTTTGTTTTAAACTGTGATAATATATTTGGTATTGGTACCAATTGATGCGAATCAAACATGCTATAAAAGCCGTGATCTAATGCATCATATGGTCCATTGCGATAGTCAATAACACGTTGGGTTATTGCTATTTTCATTTTTATCCATTCTCTTCTATACTCACATCTAAAGGATATCCTGCCTTTTGTGCATGTGAAATAGTTTCTATGCTCTTCTGTTCTGCAACTTCAAAGCTATAGGTGCCAGCTATACTACGTCCCTTCTCGTGGACTTCAAGCATGATGTCTTTGGCGCTATCAGCATCCTTATGGAAAATTACCATTAGGATCTGAATAACAAAGTCCATTGGTGTTACGTTATCGTTAATCATAATCACATTATATTTGTTGGGTGATGTAAGTTTAACTACTGTGTCTTCTGCTTGTTGTTCTGTTGACATTATTTCTCTCTTTTTTATACTAGGGGGAGATTGCTCTCCCCCTAGACTTTATTTACTTGTCATTATTACTTAGTTTGTTCAATAATGGAAATCTTTTGAGGCTTCTCTTCCTCAGGTACTTCCAACTTTAAGTGGATATTAAGCATACCCAGTCTTAGTTCAGCAGTAACAATGTTTACATGTTCTGCAAGTGTAAATTCCCTACGGAAGTTTCGTGAGCCGATTCCCTTGTGTAGGTATTTAACTTCTTCTTCCGTTACAGGTGAATTACCAATTACTTTTAAAACGTTTTTCTCTTTTGTAATATCGAGATCATCCATTCCAAATCCTGCAACTGCTACTGAAATCATAAATTCGTCTTCAGCAATCTCTACTACATTATAAGGTGGATATCCACCTGATGCATTGGTATCAATTGTTTGTTGGAATTGGTTAAACATTCTGTCAAAGCCAATAGTGGCTTTATAAAAGTTTGGTAGGTCTAGTGTTGTTAATGTTCTTGTCATTTTGTTTCTCCTTTAAAAGCAAGATTAATGTATGGATCCTATAGCGGCATCCATGTATATACTATAACAACAAATTGCTTTGTTGTCAATAGTATTTATTAATTTTTTTTAGTTAGTTACTAGATTAGGGCTCTTATGTGCATTTTTATAACTATACCATTTATGTCCATGTTCATTTTCAAGTACTTTAGCATTTTTGTTTTCCGGTACACCATAGCCAAATCCAACTGTTACTGATGGATCTAAATCAAGACCTGATAATTTAGGAAAAGCTTCAGTCATTATTTTTGCATACTCTATACGTTTTTCCTCTTTGTTTTCTTGATGAAATCCGTGTGTACATCCTATTACAGTACTGTCAAGTCCTGAGTGTACGATCTCACAAATTAAAGCACCAGCGGCGAAAAATGCATTTCTAACTTGAAAATCAAATTCCTTTACGTCTCCCTTTACACAATTAAATGCACAATGTAGTATATAAGGAGCCTGGATTAAATGTGCGAAGTTCTCGTATCCCAGACTATCCACACCAATGTCATGATAGTGTACATTATCTACTAGCCACTTTTTAATATGTTGGTGTTCCGGTGTTAGTAGTACCCAGAAATGATCGTTGTTTGAAATTTGTGAAGGTATGTAATTAACAATTCCTGTAATTCTATCCACTGTTTCCTGTGGTGGTATCTCTGTTGTAAATTCTCTTACAAAATATCTGTTTTCCCAATTTTTTGTCATCTTCTAATCCTTTCTACTTTATCTTTGCTGATATACGATTGCCACTGAAGCTAACATTTTCCAATGTTGATTCTGATAGCTCTGCAAACTTGGACAGCAATTGTCTTGCCATATCTTGTTTGCCTCGTTCTCTGCCTTTTAGTTGTATAGTTATAGTAACTATATTCTTCTTATCCAGAAACTTTCTAGCATTACGAACCTTTACCAGTAGATCATGATCATCAATGTTCATTCCCATACGGATTTCTTTTTGTTCTGTAAAACTTATACGTTGCTTCTTTTTTGCTTCCTTGGCTTTTTGTTTAATATCGTACATGTATTTATTAAGGCTTGTTAGTTTAGCAACTGGTGGTTCTGCGTTCTCAGCAATCATTACTAGATCTAAATCTAAACGATTTGCATTTCTAATTGCATCATCTCTTGACATTATAATACTTTCACCGTCAGGCATGGTAACCCTTAGGGTCTCTGCATTTATGGCATTATTGGCTAGTATTGTTGGCCTTCTGGATTGTTTATTCACTAACGTCTCCTAGGACGTACTTGGGGTTGCTACCGTTATTAATTGTGTCCTTCGTAATCACTATTTTCTTTACTCCTGTTTTTGCCATATCAGGAAGTTCGAATTGTATTTCCAATAACATTTCCTCTAATATACGGCGTAATCCTCTTGCACCTATATTTTGATCTATGGCTTTGTCAGCTATCGCTGATATGCTTTCTTTATTGAACTCTAGTTCAACATCGTCTAATTCAAACATCGCTTGGTATTGTTTAACTATGCTATGTTTAGGTTCTAATAATACTTTAATTAGATCTTCCTTTGATAGTTCATGTAGTATGTTTACACTTGGTAATCTACCTATAAACTCTGGAATTAATCCATATTGTATTAGATCCTGTGTTTCTAAATGTTGTTCCCAACCTATACTAGTACTTACCTTCTGATCGCCAAAACCTATACGATTCTTGCCTACACGCTCCATAATACTCTTATCTAGCCCTACGAACGCTCCTCCCACAATAAACAGTACATCTTTAGTATCAAATGCTATCTGTGGTTGCTTTGATCCACGTTTGCTGGCAGTATTTACTACACATCCTTCCATAAGTTTTAGTAGGCTTTGTTGTACACCTTCACCACTTACGTCTCTACTTAGACTAACATAGTCATTACGTTTTGCTTTCTTATCTATCTCATCTATGTATATAATACCCACTTGGGCTCTTTCCAAGTCATAGTTGGCGGCTTGGTATAGTTTGCTTATTAATACTTCTGCATCATCACCAGCATAACCACTCTCCGTTATAGTAGTTGCATCAGTAATCACAAAAGGAACATCCAATAGTTCTGCTAGGTGCTGTGCAATTAATGTTTTACCCACACCTGTTGGTCCAATGAATAACATGTTACTCTTTTGTACTGGTACTTTGGGGTTTCTAAATAATCGTTTGAAGTGATTATATACTGCTACACTGGCACTCTTCTTTGCAGTTTCCTGTCCAATTATATGTTCATCTAGGTGTGCAACAATCTGTTTGGGTGACTGTTTCTTTATTGTCTTACCCAATTGTTCTCTGGTGGTGTTGGGTACTTTTAATTCTTTTTGTAGTATACCATAACTCAGCTCAACACAATGATTACAGATATGTGTGGTATCCAAACCACTTAGTAGTTTCGCGACTTGACGCTGGGTCTTTCCACAAAAACTACAGGCTAACATTAATAACTACCCCTGGGTAAAATTTCAGAATGTATAAAACTATCAAGTTTGTCTATACCATTTAACATATAAAAGTCACCCATAGCATTTATTAGTGTAACTGCTTCTGGTTTTATATTACGTTGGTTGAAGAATAATATATACTTGCCCTCTACATCTTGTTTTTTTAGGGCTAAACAAATATCAATCCATGCACATGTATCTAGATCAATTATTAGAAAGTCTGCTGGTTCACTTACATAGTATAGCCAGGCAAGACTTTTATCTGTTGTTATTGTAGCTTGTACATTAAAAACAATACTACTGAGTAGATACTTCTCAAATGTATTCTGTATACTTTTAATTAGTTGTTTATCTGTTGAACTGATGCATACGTTGACACCGTCCGGTGTTAACATTAGATCAGGATGAGTTACTGTGTAACTACTGTTGTCTATTTTCATTTATTGCGTTTTCCAATATTACTTCTCAAGATCTTGTATAATTTTACGGTAAACTTCGTCTAGAGTTTGCTGGTTTGCCTTCTCTAATAGTTCAGATAGTTGTCCGTCTTTATCTTTATCTAAGACTTCTCTAATAACGTCCTTGACGCTGTCCCTTTCTGTAGGGCTCTCAGGTGGATTAGGCCATCTACCTTCGTCTTTCATTTTATCAATAGTTTGTTCAATCTGTTTTCTGTTTTCTTCTTCAGATCTTGTTCTTCTCATTCTATTGTTTTCTGTATACTGTTGTGGATCAATTAAATATTTTCTTCCACCACGTTCGTCCAATATAAATGTACCCTTCTCGTCTTTAAACAGACCATCTTCGTCTGCTACGAGCTCTTCAGTTACTTCCACAATGTCCTGTGATTTGTCCTCTGTGGGTTCTTCTGCAACCGCAACCTCAGTCACGGGCTCTTGAACTTTTTTTTGAGTATCATCGACTTCCACTATTTCAGCTGCTTCTTCCTTTGAACTGTCTTTTCCTTCATCGCCTTCGGACTTAACTTCTCCGACTGGTTGCTCTACGGTTTCTTCACTGACTTGCCTGGGACGTCTGTTTTGTTCGATTATAGTTAGACCTGCAATAACAAGTACAACCGCTAGTGGATCAAATACCAATACAAGTATTAGTATAACCCATCGAACTGCTTCTTCAAGCATAGTATTGTCTGCGGTTTCACCGTAAACAAATTCTGCAATATACTTAACTGGACCAACTTCTGCTTCCAGTTTACGAGTCTCTGCCTCTAGGGCATACTTCTCGTTGGTAAGTACATCTATTTCTGTTGTCGCTGTCTTAATTTTAAGTAGTTGTTCATCAATAATAGCATCAGCTTGTACGTCTGTTCCTACTTTTAAACTGTTGCGGAGTTTAGCAATTAAGTCCTGACTTGCTTTAATCTGTGTGTCTGCACTTGCACGGATTCTACTGATCTCATTTCTAGCTGTCTTAATAACAGGAGATTCAGTAGCACGAACATTGTCAATTACTTTAAGTACTTCTATCTTACGAAGTTTAATACTCTTTAAGTTCTCTCCACGGGCTAGTGCAATTAAGTTTCTAAGTCTATCACGTTCTGCATTAAGTTCTGCTTCATTGTCTTTACGCAATTTGGTAATAGTAGCACTCAGACCATCAATACGAGCCTGTTGCTTTTCTTTCCATTCAGTAGTTGCTTTAGCAGTATTACTGCCAAATATACCATCACTCTTAATGCCTATTGTCTGTTGAAACTTTTTAATCTCTTTTGTTTCACCACTGGTTGCTAGACGTTGTAGTGTTTCTATGTCTTTATTAATCTGATCTATCTGTGTCTGATATGGTTTAATACTTGCATCAATACTAGCAGTATCTTTTGAAACTGCCTTTAGTGCTATCTCATATTCGTTTGCTTGATCGTTTAGACTTTTAATCTCATCATCAAGTCCTTTTAACTGAACTAGATATGGTTCCACTTTGGTTGTGTCATTAGTACGAGCATTCTCAATAATTTTGTTTTGTTCTTGTATAGCAGGTTGTATACGTTTATATGCTTCATCTATACGAAGTTGTTCTGTATCAATTTGTTTTTGTACACCCGCATTGGCGTTTCCACTTGATGCTTCTGCTTTTGTTATCTTTTGTTCTGCTCTTATGATTGTAGCATTTAAACGTGCAATCTCTATGCCAATCTGTTGAACTTGTACTACTGATTCAGTACTTGCGGCTGTCTGTTCAATATGTGCTTTGGATAGGAAACCAAAAATACCCATGCTTGTAATAAACATCAGTAGTAATAGTGCAAACGACAGATAAGATTTCATCCACCAAGTTGCACGTTTCCAATATGTATGTAGCCATACGGCTGTGGTTAGTTTACCTACTTCAAGTGCGGCCCCCATTATGATAATGGGAATTGCGGCGGCGGCAAATATTGCTACCAATCCAATAATACTATAATATGCTGCCACTCCACTAATAACTAGTGCAACCAGCATTGTCCAATATCCAAATATTTTCATGTGTTTCCTACTCGTCCTGGCTGGCACCAAAGTAACTTAGTGCATGGCCTTCTTTTACTAGGGTTTCGTTGATATTTGTTCTAGTTCCATCATCTTCATTAGATGTGAAAACTACACCAAGTATTCTACCAAACTTACCACGTTTATTTAAAATTGTTTCAACAATAAATTCCCTTGTCAAGATTTCATTAAGGCGAGCTTTACTTGAGATGCCTTTTTCCCTGATGTCCAAGTCTTTTGATCTGCTGTCGGGAGTATTAATACCGTATAACCTAATACGTTGCTTAACATAGACACTGAATCCAAGATCGATCTCTGCATCTATGGTATCACCATCAATTACTCTAATTAGTTTTGCTTTATATGTATACATGTATTCCCCTTTAGTATCCTATATGTATTTACCAATTCTCAATAGGAGTTATAGTGTCAGTAAACATAAGGGGAACTATCTGCTGGATTGTTGCTTTTTAATCCAATTTTGTGCTATACCACTCTTGGGTGGTGATTTAATAAATTGTGTTAGACGTTTATATATTTCATTTGTACCTGCGACCGAATCTGCACTATCACTATTATCCATGATGTACATATGTTCATTAAAGTAACTTGCAAACCTGCCGATGTTTTTCTGTACATCGCTCCACATTTTAACAATCATATCTTCCGGTAGACTTCTCTGACGTTTTTCGTTACGATCTCTGGCTGTTTCTATATCTGTATTAACAAATACCATTGCAACTTCGTAACCAATTTTCTTTAGTCTTGTTGCTTGACTGGTAATCTTTTCATAGTCTTTGCCAGTACCGTCCAGTACTATACCCAGGCGTTCATTCGTATATTGAACAGTCTGTTTCTGTACTACATTCTTTGCTTTGTCACGAAGTTCCTGTCCAGCTGGTGACATAATATTATCTGGGGTAGGTTCCATTTCAGCCCATCGCATATAAGTTTCAAATGCACTATCGGAGTTAAGTAATTTTAATCCCATTGAAGTAGTAACACCTGTATCTCTAACAACAAAACTCTTACCACTACCAGGCCCACCCGCTAGGAATACTGCTTTAAATATTCCGGGATCGTTAACACCTTCCATTACTTTCAAGTCTTGATCTTTTGCAAACTTGGCCGCGGCTGGTTTTATTAGAACAAAACTTATACTTCCATCTTCGTCACGTGATGTTGCAACCCAGCCAATTTTACTTGCCCATTGTTTAGCAAACCTAGCATATAACTTGTATCTATTCTTACTGTCATCTGCTTGTTTAGATGCATTGAATGTTATCTTTTGTACATCATCTTCATCTACTGATTTCCACCATTCAAGTATACCTGCTTGTATTGTGGCAAATATTCTAAATTCATCACCAGTACCGGTTGCTTTCATTGTAGCACCCATACCCTTTGTGTCTGACTTTGAAAACTCTATATTGTAATAGCCTTCACCATCATCGTCGGTAATGTCTATAAACAGTTTACTACCGTCTGGTAGTTGAGCAGACCCTTCCCATGCCTCTTGTGTTTTTTGAAACCAATTGACTGGATAAGGATCGTTAAATGCTTCTGTAATTTCACTTATTTTCATTATTTTCTCCCCGACTTCATCTGCTAAGCCTTTAACAAGTTTGTTACTGGATTACGTAGATACCAGGCCATGTCGTTGTATGTTTTAAAACGACTGGTTAATAATTCTTTGTTTATATCA